GGCAACTTCTTTTCAACAGCGAGGCTTGAGGTTCACCTTCAAGATGCGCACGGGGTCCTTGGATGGCCCTGGCGAGCCGGACACCGTTGTCTATGAGGGATTCCGCTCGTCTGTGCAAATCAACGCCCCGGGAGGGTGGCAGTTCGCCACGGCGCGGATCTCCATCAAGGGCCTGGCGCAAGACGTAATGAACCGCCTGACGATCATCAACTACGTGAACACCGAGCTGCAGCGAAACGAGGTGCTGGTAGAGGCGACCGGGCCAGATGGCAAATACAACACGCTTTTCCTTGGCACCATCGGCAGCGCCTATGCTGACTACATGGGTGCGCCGGATGTGTCGTTCATGATCGAGGCATATCAGTCCCTGCAGTCGTCAGTTGACGCGAACCCGCCGACCTCGTGGCCTGGCCCGCAAAAGGTGTCCACTATCGCTGGGGAGCTGTGCAAGAAGATCGGACTTCCGCTGGAAAATAACGGCGTGGATGTCACCGTGTCGGATGCCTATCTGAGCGGGTCGTACCTGAACCAGCTGCGCACTCTGTGCGACATGGCCCGCTGCCAGCTGTGGGTGGAACCATCCGAAGGCCTGATCGCCATCGCGCCAATAGGCACGCCGCGCAGCCAGGATCCGGTTGTGATGAATAGTGAGCTGGGCCTGGTTGGCTGGCCGACGCCAACGCATTTGGGGGTGGACTTCATGTGCCTGTACGACCCTGGCATCTACCGGGGGCGCCAGATCAAGCTTGAAACCAGCGTCACCCCGTGCTCTGGTGATTGGTACGTCCGCAGCGTGGCCGTAAACCTCGACTGCGAGACGCCAGGGGGTGCGTGGTTCATGTACGTGAATGCGAATGCGATCAGCCAGTTTGTGAGGACCCGCTAATGGCAGAGACCAGCAATCCCCTGGCCCTCCCGTCAGATTTCGACAGCGAGCAGAACGGCCTCAACTTCGCCATCCAGCAGGCCATGCTCAAGCTGCAGACTTCTCTACCTGTGCGGGTGATGGCTGTTCGCAACGCCGGGCTCGCACCAGTGGGGCAGGTGGATGTCCAGGTGCTGGTGGACATGGTGGACGGCCAGGGTAACACCGTGCAGCACGGCACCATATCAAACGTTCCATATTTCCGCCTGCAGGGTGGCACCAATGCGGTGATCGTGGATCCGTCGCCGGGCGACATTGGCATGGCTTGCTTCTGCTCCCGCGACATCTCGGCGGTGAAGTCGGTAAAGGATGCTGCCCCTCCAGGCAGTTGGCGATCACATGATTTCAGCGACGCGCTCTATCTGGGCGGCTTCCTCAATGGCACCCCGACCAGCTACATCCAGATCACCGATGGAGGGATTTTGGTTCACAACACATCCGGTGTTAAACTGGGTGACACGGGTGCCGATGTGCGCAAGCTGGTGGATGAGCGCTTCGTGGAGCTGTTCAATAGCCACACTCACGGCGGAGGACCGATACCAAGCCAAGGGATGACAGCGGCTCACCTCACCACACTGACGAAGGCGAACTGATGGACACGATGTTTCTAAACCCCACGACATGGGATCTGGATGTTGATGCCTCTGGCAGCATTGCCCTGTCTTCGTCGGCATACTCTGTGGCGCAGGACGTGGCCAGCCAGTCGCTACTGTGGCGCGGTGAAGCCCCCTACAACACCGATGACGGCATCCCCTACGAGCAATCAGTGCTTGGGCAGCGACCGGCGCAAGCCACGCTGGCGGCATGGTATCAGCAGGAGGCACTGCGCGTCCCTGATGTGGCGTCGGCAACGCCGGTACTCATCTATGACCAGGCCCGAGGCGTGACCGGGCAAATTCAAGTCACCCTGACAGACGGGACCCAAATCAATGTCTAATGTGCCCAAGCTCACGATCACCTATCAAGGCATCACCGTGCCGCAGGCTACGGCCATCCGCACCGGGGTGCTCACTGACTACAACGTGGCATTCGGTGGCAATCTGAACGTCACCAGCAGCGCCACGCCGCAGGCCCACCTTGCCGACAACCTGACCCAGAACATCACCGACGCAAACGCCGCAGTGGCGGCAGTGATCGCCGGAGTGGACCCAGCAACCAGTGAGGGGCGCTTTCAAGACGCCATCGGGCGGATCTACTTCCTGACCCGCAAGGGCGCCACCGCTTCCGTGGTGCTGGCCACGGTAACTGGCCAGCCAGGGGCGATACTGCCTGCTGGCGCTCTGGCTCGGGACGTGAACGGCCTTTACTGGGCATCCAGCGGTTCGGTGACATTCCCGATCAGCGGCGTGGCCACGGTTGAATTTGCATGCACCACCCCCGGCCCCGTCCAGCTCGGAAAGGGTGAGGATAGCGTCCGGGTCGCGGCCAAACACCCCGGCCCCGGCGGTGCGGTCGATGGATGCCTTTCCGCCCTGTTGGCCCTTGGAGAAGTGGGACGCCACCACGACGGACGCGCCGGTCAGCATGGCGATCCGGTCCAGGTGATTGCAGAACAGGGCCATGTCGGCGTTGCTGTTTTCGTCCCCCGTGAGGAGCTTGTAGATCGGATCGACAACGACGGCGGAGTATGTCGTGCCCTGCATGCGGCGGACGAGTTTGGGCACGAGTTCGGCCAGGCTGCACCCGTGGCCCCGCAGGTTCCAAACGTCGATCCCACCGGCAGACATGGACAGGTGGGACGTGACGCGGGCGAAGCGCTCCACGCACGAGGCGCGGTCCAACTCCATGTTGACGTACAGGACGCGGCCCCGCTTGCACGCCATGCCCATCCACCCGCCGCCGGAGCCGATGGCAACGCACAGTTGGATCAGGGCGAAGGACTTCCCGGCCTTGGACGGGCCGGACAGCAAGAGCTTGTGCCCTTGGCGCAGCACGCCCTGGATGAGCTCGGGGGCGAGCGGTGGCGGGTTGGCGATGAGCGCCCCCATGTTCTCGAACGACGGGAGCTTGTCGTCAATCTCGTTCCGCCAGGCTATCCAGGCGTCCCACGACGCGGCCCCGATGTTCTCAGCCACGATGTACTGCAGGTTGCCCTTGCGGGTGACCCCGGGCAGGCGGGATAGGCGGGAGGGGTTGCGGTTTTGGTTGTCCACCTCAAAGCCGTTGCGCTTGAGCACGTCGTAGAGGTCGGCAACGCGGGCCTTGTAGAGTGCCAGGTCTTGCCCCGCGTCCACCCGCACCACGGCATGGAGGGATTTTCCGCCGGAGTGGATGACCAGGGCGGCGGGAAGGTGCAGGGCGCGCATGATGGCCAGTTGCTTGGGGAGGTCCATCCCGTCCGACTCGACCAGCGCGTGCCGGAACTCCTTGACGTTGGAGTCTGCCACCCCGGCCCCGTCGAACGGGTTGAGGCGGCACCAAGCGCCCGCGTCCGGGTCGGCGGTCCCGAGGGCGGCCATGCCCTGGGAGTCCAGGGCGGCGATGATCTCCCCGGCGGTGCGGGTGTGGACGCCCCGGCCGGCCGGGGTTGCCTTTCCGCCCTCGTGGTGGGTGGCGTCCAGGTTGTAGGCGACCACTTCCTCCGGCCTGAACAGAGTGGAGAGGTAGTGCTTGAGGTCGTCCACCGGGGCGCGCTTGGGTGCGGGGATCTCCACCGCCTCCACAAAGTCGGCGTCAGCGATTGGGACTTGCGGGCCGATGATGCAGTCCCAGTCCAGGTGCCCGGACGTGTCCGCGGTCACCGCGTGCGATGCGTGGCCGGTGTGCTCGGACTTGCCAATGGCGGAGCGGAGGGCCTTGTTGAAGTCAGCCACCTGTGGGGCGCAGGATTTATGGAAGCACATCCCGGTGGGTGCGCCGGTCAGGTGGAGTTCAAAGTCGCGCCGGTTGTTCGCACCGGTGTGGAACCGCTGGCCTGGGCAGGTTGCGTACAGCCTGCCGTTTCGCTCCCGGTCCATGCCGGACACGCCGAACTGTTGCAGGATTTCAAGGGTGATCGTCTCGCGGGTCATGTCGTCGTTCCTGGGGTTGTTGCCGTCACGCGAAAAAGTCTCTGTCCGGTTGGACGCAAAAAGGCGAGAACCAAATCCGTTCCCGGTCGTCCGCGCCTAATGGCCGATCCTGAATATTTCGAGCCGCGCACGGCGGGCTGGTGGATTTGGGGCGCGTGCTGCTGGATTGGCGGCGAATGGTGCAGCGGCAAAGGACCATGGGGCACCGCCTTGGACGCGGAAGGCGTGCCGGTGTTTGCGAAGACGGAGGCCGGGCCAAACGTCAAAGCAGGCATGCCCCACCTCGGGGACGGCGGGAAGGGGGTCAACCGCCCAGCTTCCGACCGCCTCGCATGGCTCAAGGATTGGTTTGCCGACCTCGCTCAAAGCCTTGAAGGCGTCCGCGTGTGTTGCGGCGATTGGGAGCGCGTGTGCAGCGTCGGGACCATGACCCGCAACGGAACATGCGCCGTGGTGCTTGACCCTCCGTACA